AGGGGTTGGGATAAATGGATTTCCTTTAATCCAGTCCATAACATTGACTTGGTAACATAACCCAAATCTTTACTAAAATACTCCAATAGGTCATCAGTTATTTTCCTTTGTATCTCCATCGGGTTGAAAACCTTTTTACCAACAATCTGTTTAGACCAATAAGTTAAATCAGATGGTAACGAATAGTTCCCACCCCAAATCTCCTTAGCGGTCTCTGTGGCGATATGTCGAAAATAAGCCTGACGATGAGGAATTGGAGGCATATTTAGTAATTCTCTCACCTTATTCTGGGCATTAAGTATAGTTCTATTAAGGTTTCTAAACCAACTAAATAGTTCTACCTTCTCTTTACCCAACGATACTACTAAGTCAGCAGGGAGGTCTTCATACTGATTGAGTAATTTAGCCATCTCAGCAGAGGCTCTAGTTGGTAGGTTATTTCTAAAGGCAATAAGTTTTTCCGATGCAGTAATCTTATACGCCTTATTTAATGCCTTAACCTTACTATCAACTGCTCCTGACCACGCAGGGAACACTAAGTCTAACTCTTGCTTAGCTACTTCCAGGGGTTGAGTTAATTCACCGAGTCCTAATCTAGTAGCATAATAATTCTGTGAGGTGAGATATTTAGCAGCAGTTGGCTCAGCAAACTTTAAGTTAAAATAGTTTTCAGGAACAAGAGCTTTAGTCTCAGGTATTGGTTGTGCTATCCACTTTCCTGTTTTAGTAGACCATTTTCTTTCTGGGTATTGGTTGAGAGCCTCAACAAAACTAGCAACTTCATCAGGTGTCATCTCCCCTACATTACTTTTACCAGTTATATTCTGAGCTAACTTCCGATATTGGACTGTTGGTTTGCCAGTTTCAGCATTTATTAAGGCTTTACCTAAAGCAATCATCTGAACTTCATTTTCAGGTATAGCTTCAGCAACCCCTACTACCTCTTCTGCTAATGGTGTAACCTCTGGGGTAATAGGGACTTTTGTTATGGCAGTAATCTCATCACCTGTTAAACTAGCCCAATCCTTACTAGCCACTTGCTCTGGTAGTCCTTTAGATGTTGCTAATGCCGTTCTTTCTGGAATAGCCATAGCATCCCAAGCAGGTTGATTTATAGTTGGTAAACCACCCCTTGTTATACCAGTTGCCGTGCCTTTTGGGACTAGGATTGTCTCAATATCTCTAATAGCATCATCTGCTGCTTGTGATACTGCTTTCCCTACATTCTTAGTTCTACCTAAGTTTTTAAGCAGATTGTCAGTAGCTCTTTCTACAATACCTTGCTTATTATCTATGATGGCTTTTGCTATAATATTTTGTGCTTCTGGATGTAATCTACCCTGAGTGGCTATCCACTTATTCCATTTTGGGCCGAAGGTCTTTGAAAAAGTCTTAGCAGTAGTCTTGGTTATAGCCTTTCCACCTAGTTTTATAATTGTTCGTTCAAAGTCGAGAAGGATTGGTGTTTCCCATAAAAGTTGTTGCCAGATAGGGAGTTCTTCATAAGGTGGTAATTGTTCTAGTCGTCCTTCTTTCTCAAGTTCCTCTATCCTTGGTTGTGAAACATCACCAGCACCTATAGCAATCTGCCTAGTTTGAGCACCTACTATCTCAAATGGTATATTAGCAATCCCCAATCCTTTGGCAAATAGACTCTGCTCATACTGTGGAAGCATAGATTGATACTCTTCCCATAAATCCTCTTTCTTAAGGACATATTCTGTATATCTTTCAGGTTTATCTTTCCTTCTCTCTTGCCATCCTTTTACTGTCCAGTCTGCAACATCCTGATATTCTGTAGCAAGATTAGCTAATTCTTCCTTATGCCACCTATCGGCATCACCTCTAGTTTCAACACCTTCAGGAGGAGTTGGTTGCTCAAAAGGCGGTGTCCAAACCTTTGGTGGTCTTGGGAAACCACCATCCTCCCACTGGTAAGGTTCTACAGTAGGTGGTTCTGCCTCTGCTACGGTAATAGGTGGAGCAGATGGTTCCCTTACTGGTTCCTTTTCAGGTGGTTTCTTACGGGTTGGTGGAATGTATTTCCATATTCCATTAGGCATAACTTAATACCCCACTGTTTGGATACGTGGAGCTTGGACACTAGGCCTCTCACCACGTTCATATTCTGATAGTCCATAGTATCTCTCACGAAGCTCAGGACTTTTTTTCTTTAAGTAACCAGCCCATCCCGTTTGAGTGCGTTCCGCTTCAGGTGTTTTAGATTGATACCCAGCTACGGTTTCAGGATATTTTGAGGAAAACCAGTCTCTCCATCGTTCAGTCTGCGGTATCGTTTCAGCAAGTCCAATTCGTGCCTCTTCATAACCAGCACCATAATCCAACGGAATTCTTGGTTGCTGGACAACATCTGTTACGTATGGAACTTCCCTATATGGTTCTTCTGGTCTAGTATATCCTAGTTCAAGTATTCCTCTCTGTCTCTGTGTAGTAAGTTTTTGCCAAATATCCCTGTCTTGAAACTCGTTAATATAACCTAAATCAAGTAATTTATCTAGTTGTGTTCTAAGTTGCTGTGGACTACCAATCACAGAAAGTGTCTTCCAATCAGTGTCAGTTAATCCATACCTCTCTGCTTGTGGGCGACCTGCTGGAAGAGTCTCTGGGGGAACATAATCAACATCCGACTGTGTTCCTTGAATATTACCTTGGTAGTATCCAAAAATCTTATTAAATTGTGCTGTATCATCTTCAACTATCACTATCTCTTCAGGACTATACCAACTTGGCATCCATTCTCTGAATTTTCTTAATGTCTCTTGGCTAGGGGTTTCTGGTCTTGGAAATTGTGGGGCTACAACCTTATTGTAGTAGTTACGAAACTCTGCCATTCTCTCAGGGTCCCTAGTTAATTCTTCTACTTCCGCTGAGGAATAATCTTTACGCACCCATTCCCAAAAAGCTCCTCCCCTCGGTGTTTCTTCTCTGCCAGTTGTCATATTTAACGCCTCCCTTTGAGGTAGTCACTAAAAAGACTATCCCAATAGTCCCTAGAGTTCAAACCCCAACCACTCAACCTAGGCTTTTGGTTAGGTTGAATAGAAGGTTGAGGTGGGCGTGGGTATGCACTATGGATACTATCACGCCCCCTCTGAAATGCGTAAGGCTCAGTTTGCCTAAGTAACTTCTCTCTATTGGACTGGCGGGGGTTCATTTGACCTGGCATTAGCTTCCTCCTGATTACTCATTCTTTCAATTTGGATTAGTTGGTCTCTCAACCTTAGTGCCTCAATCTCATAACCCCTATCCATTAACACTTCAATAGACCTCTTCATCATTCCTTCTGGGCTATGTTCGTATATTTCAAGAGCTAACAAGTCATTTATCAGTTTGGGGTCTTGAAGTTTTAAGATATTCTCCCATACCCATCCCTTTGGTAAACCCTGCTGTATAAGCATATCAGCTAACTGAATTATACTCATTTGCGTCCAAGGTGTTCTAGCGGTAAATTCTACCTGTATAATATGAGGTTTCTTTAGGTCAACTGGTTTGACACTTACTTCATAATACTTGCTCTTCTTCACACCTTGAGCCTTGACCTTACTGATTTTATCCTTCGTAATACCACCAACAAGTAATTGTTCTTCAATTAAGCGACAAGCACCAGCATAGAAAGTTTCTAGACACCTGATTTGAGGATTAAGAACTCTGTTCCCAGATTCTTGAACTAAATCAATGGCTGTACCAGAGGCAGGCGGATTACCAAGACCTACCTTTGGCAACACACCACCATCAACCTGGCCACTAAACTCATTTAATAAACCAAGTACCGATGGAGATATTTCCTTCATTGGTGAAGCCTCTAGCCTATTCTCACCCATTGCCAACTCCACTACAGCATCAGGTACATTAGTCGTGCTTGGTATTGATACTCCTTGTGCTGTCTTATAATTGATAAGTGCCTGCCTTGCCATACGATTAGCATGGCTAGCTGCCATAGACAAAAATCTATTTCTCATCCCATTTGCAGTTCTTAGGGGAGCATAAATACTCTCTCCGTGACTAGGCATTTCACTTTTTCCAGTAGAATCTACAATAGGAGGCCTAGTAGCTACTGGCACAATTAAAACAGGCATTGATGGAATATCGTAAGTCTCTCTTACAAGGAATTCATTTTCGCAAATAATGGAGTTAGTCATCTTACCTTTTCCATCATTTTTCCAGTAATCACGAAGTTTATAAACTTCCTTTGACTTCTCCCAAACTTTATACCAAGGCTTTGCTTTAGTAATCTTGCTATAATCATCTTCTAACTCTTCAGGTCTCTGAAAGGTAGTATGATTAGTCCACCGTAAACCATTAGAACCCACCTGATATACTAACCACCTTGGGTCATAAGACAAGAAGTCAAAGATAACTGTACCTCCCTCCCCTTTATAAATAAGGAAACGACCAGCAATACATCCTCTCTGAGAGGCTCGCCATATTGAATCAGATAATAATGGGGGTAATATAATATTGGTTAATCTCTCGTCAGCTTTTGCAAAGGCAAAGTCAAACATCCTCTCTAGTTTACCAATATCCTCTCTTTTATCCTTACCCTCAGCCTCAGCCATTCTAACGCTAATCTGCCTATCAGCATCAGATAGAATAGACCCTACATCATCAGAGAAAAGACGAAGATTATTAGCGATAACATCTATATCTGACCCGTGTCTCTTTGTTTTTGCGTCAATCGCCCTATCGTATGAACTCTCTTTGACCTGCCAGATAAGGTAATCCTCATCCATTGTACGCCATAATGGGTCAAAATCCTTTTCCCTTTCCTCAATTTTCTTTGTTATATTAACTGCATCTTCTTCCATAAATTATCTCCTTTACCATACCTGAACGCCACCAACGAACATCTTAGCTTTTCCAATACTGCCAATTTTATCCCACACGGCACAAATAAGTTCTAATGGGATTATAGTATCTCCGTGAGTCTTACCAGTTGGCTCTGGATAACCCTGCACCCACTGATACTCCATCATCTCTTTGACCTGTGGCTTCCATCTGGTGATTAAACTACGATTATTTATAAGCTCAACTAGTTTTACCAGTAATTCCCTCTTATTAGCCCTAGTTAATGACCACCCTGCCTTCTTCTTCTTTTCTGCATCAGGGTAGAAAAGTCTGGGATAGACTAATTGCTGTAATTTATCTATTACTGCTCTGCCTATACCAATATTGTCCACTATCAACAAAGGTTCATAATATTCTCGGCATAATCTATCCACCTCAAAGGCAAAGGCATCCGTCCCAACTGTATTGCTATAAATTACCGCTACAACCTCAGAATTCAATCCCTCTTTTCCTACTATGACCAAGCAAGAATAGTCCAGCCCTACACCCTCCCCAACGTCTACACCCGCTACATATTGTACCCCGACTCTAGGAGGACACAATATATGGATAAATCCTTGTCTCGTTTCAGGTTCTACGGTATTATTCCACAACTCATCTAGTCTGTCTTTATTAAAACATGACTGAGTAGAAATAGGACTTAGGGCTTCTTCTATAGTTCGTGGGTAATTCTTACCTACCACCCAAGGTGTTGACTCATTTTGCTTCTTTACCTCTTCCAAAAAGGCTTCATCTCGATTAGGTCTAACATTATAAGGGTAAAATAGGGCGTGGAAGTTGTTTGAACCTGCTTCTGGGTAGCCTGACCCCATTGCTCCCTTATAAAGTCTCTGGAAATAAGTGTCACTCTTAGTATCATTTACCGTAGATACTGCAATGAGCTTCCTTTCTGGACTATCAGATACAGTTGCTAGTGTATGACCTATGTTTTGCTCAAATAGTTCGTGAAAGTCAGACTCATCGTGAATTACTAAGCCAGCAGTCTGCCCTAATCCAGCCGTTTCAGTAGAAGGGAACGATGTTATTCGTGAGTGCATCTCCTTAAAACCAAACTGTTCTCCAGAATTAGGCTCTGGCTTACTGTAAATAGACTCATTCTTCATCCAGTCTGGTAAATTATTATAAATAATCACCGATTTAGCCAAAAGTTCCCTTGCTTCCTTGTCACCTTTAGAAATCTCTAGTACATTGCCGCCAGGAGTCGTTAGAATATACCTTAAAGCATAGACCGATAATGCCCAACTTATACCTATTTGCTTGCTTTTGACCATAACAATCAACTTATACTGGTCTAAAGCAGTAAAGAAGTCTGTTAAGTGAGACCATAGTTCGTAAGGTAACGCTAACTTTCCAGGCTCCTGAATCTTTACATATGGTAGGAAGCTGAAAATATCAACCCACATCTTCCCCCACTCTATTGCCCGTTCTTTTTTATTTATCTAATTCTCCTTAATCCATTCTGTACCAGACCATATCTTTCCATATTTCTCTTTCATCACAAATGCAAGCCAGAGTTGTTCCATTGAGGTAAACAGCAATCGATATTTATTCATACAAAAGTGATAGAAGTTTGTAATTTGCTGTGCTCTTTCAGTATCAGGCCCATTCTCTATATCAAACACCATCTCCTGCAACTGGTCTTGGCGTTCAAGTTGAACAGCCTCATCTTTTGTAGAGTAATACCAGTCGCCTTTCTCATCTACAAGGATATACTCTGACCACCAATTTATAGAATATCCCATAGGTATGCCCATCCCCAAATCTGGAATGGCTGCCAATCTCATCTTAATATAGGTTTCTGATGTATCTATTATTCCCACCTCTCTCCTAATTAGTTAAAACGTAATCCTTCCAGCTTTCTATAACAAACTCGTAAAGAAACTCACCAAATACTCCCTCCCCTATATTATCCCACTCCCTTATCGCTTCCCCTGAAAACCTCCTATTTAATCGGTTTATCTCTCCCATTACCCAATTATGGAATAATATCTCTCTCTCTAACGTAGTTCCTACTGAATATAATATCTTACTTACTATCATCTTTAATCAGTGGCTCTGTTGTATAATATGCAGATAGATGCGGATGACTTGCTGCCAAACCCTTTCCCTTTATTACTACACCTTTAGAGTGGAGATGCTCAAAAAGCCGTTGCACAAAGTTAGTATCCTCTTCAGTGATTACCATTTCCTTGCCATACCTTTCACGGTATATATCGCCAATTAGTTTTAGTGTCCCTTCCATTATCTCTTCTCTAATCATAATCTCCTCCGTAGGGGCTAAACTAATCGCCGAACTCGTATTACCACCGTCAGCCTAGTAAGCCCCTACGCCTTCCTTATATTCCACTTGTATACAATTACCCCTCTTTAATTGCTCCTCTATTATCACCAGTACCACCCTTATATCCGTAGCCCATTGCCAAGATATTACTTTGTTATCTTTAAGTACGTATATGAAGTACCTTCCCACATAACTACCTTGACCTTCTATCTTTACCTGACTTATTAAACCGCCCTCTATACCACTTCCAAGTATAGTGTCTTTTCCCCCAACCATTATTAGATTTCATCTTTGGCATAACTACCTTAAATGACTTCTCTGTAACCTTCTTAGTTTCTTCTGGCTTCTGTGCTTTATGAATTTATAACTGTGAGGTACATCACCACCTAGAATATCATAACCCCAATCTATCCCACTAAAACCCAATGTCGCCATAGCCATTAACAAACCTATATTTAATTCCATCTCTCACCCCCTTTAACTACCTTAATAGGAATTTGCTATAATCTTTTCTACTAACTCGTCTATGTATTCACTCCAGTAATCCATACACTTCTTGTGCTTTATTTTACCGTGCCCCCCTAGTGATTGTCCTCTATTGTCATTAAGTACATCACAGTCATCAAAGCAATCTCTATGAGGGGGTGCATTTTCGTGGGTTATATTACATAAAACTAAGTCTTCGAATAGTATGTCCTTTACTTTGTCCAATTCCCCCATCCTATAAATACTTTATATATTCCTTTATCATTATGTTAAGTAACCTAATTTTATATTATCCGTAGTTTGAGGGTAGTTGCTCCTTCTCCTCTTTGTGTGTATAGGTATGCTTGGGTGTCTTTGTTGGTTGTTGGTCGTAGACAGAATAGTCCCCAGACGCACTGACAGCCACGCTGAGCTATGTTAAACTGATTAGTAGTATATAGCATCATCTTAGTCTAATTCCTGCTCAAGATAAGTATACCAATCGTCAAGTGACCTATGTGGATTAGCTTTAGTATTTCTACGGTCAATAAGATTGCACCTATGACAGAGTACACGGAGGTTAGATGGTGAGCTATCACGGCTTATGCGCCAGGGGATTATATGGTCAATGTCCAGTTGTTTGGCTTGGTCTTTAGTACAACCACATAATTGACAGGTATAATCGTCACGTTTACGGATGCTCTCCTTGTACTCGGATTGTTGACTAAAGGTTAATCCAAGATGATTATAACGCTCACACATATTTCTTACTCCCTATAGCTATTATGTCACTTGGTAGCATCCAATAGGTCTCCCACCACATCAAAGGGGACACCACCAACAGCTGGGTGACCGTAACAGACCAGCTTCTCTAGTCCCCTGGCCTTTAACGACTGGCTTATCTTCTCTATTTTCAATCTCTTCTTGGGGTCTGTTATGGCGTATAGAATGGCTGGGTATTGCGTTACATCTTGCGTTACATTTTCAGGGGTTTGCGTTACATT